AATTGACAAAACTACTATTGAAAGATAGTATATAATGTGCTTATGTCAAAAATGTTTAATAAAAAAGATAAACAAGATTTAATGTTTGAACAACAAACAATAGAGGAAAAACAATCAATGCAAGTATCAGAAAGTTTTGATTCACAGAATAACAACGATTCTAATTTAGATATTAATTTAATAATAGCATCTTTTCAAGAAAAACTATCTCAATTAATGACTGAGGTAGTAATCAAAGATGCTACAATAAAGCAATTAACAGCAATAATAGAAAAACAAAAAGGACACTAAGATGAGTGAAAATAATGAAGTAACAACAGAAGCAAATGAAAGCAACCCAGTAAAAACTGAGTTCGTAGTTGAAATTAAGATTAGTGATAAGAATCTTTCGTATCGTTCTGACTTTTCTGAAGCTGAAACGATTTTTTGGCTTGAATCAGTTAAGGGACTTATTATTAAGAATACCTTTGACAAAGCCGGCATCTCACAAAACTAAGTTATAAAAACTATTAAAATTAGTACTATTTTAATTAGTTTTTATAGGAGACAATAATGGCTTTAAAAGATTATATACCCTTTCGCCAAATAGAAGGTTTTTCTAACTCTGACTTTGTAGCTAGAACTATAGAGCCAGAAGATGTAAAAACAATATCAAAAGCGATGAAAGTCGCTGCACTAGCGCTTGGCTATAGGGGTTCAACATATTGGTACAATACTAGAAGTACTTTTGAGCCGTCTCCATATGACTTTGAAAGAATAATGCAGGCTGTTGATACAGACTCGTATGTCAAGCAAGCTTTAAATAAATATAAAGAATTGTTCTGGAAAGAAGGCTGGCAAATTGTCGGAGAAAATCCAGAAGCAGTTTCATATTTATATCAAAGAATAGATTTTATGGAAATGGCTATGAAAAGACCATTTTCAGATTTCTTATTAGAAGTTTCAGATCAATTATTTAAATATGGAAATGTTTTTATTGTAAAAGCACGTGCTGATATATCAGAATACTTTCCAACAAAATTAAATTCAATATCTGGAACTGAGCCAATTGTTGGTTATTATCTTATACCCACTGAACAAGTGAGAATAATGAGGGATAAGCATAATAGACCAAAGATGTATGAGCAGATGACAGATCCTTTAACGTATTCTCCTACAAACAAAACTCCAGTTTGGTCTGCCGATAGGGTTATACATATAAGTGTCGACAGAAAAACTGGAAGAGCTTTTGGAACCCCATTCCTTACAACGGTTTTAGATGACGTTGTTGCTCTTAGGCAAATAGAAGAAGATATTCAAAATTTAGTTCATAGAGAATTGTTCCCACTGTACAAATATAGAATTGGAACTCCAGAACAACCAGCTGAGCCAGATGAAATTGATAGAGCGGCAGCAGAAATAGAAAATCTAAGATCAGAGGGTGGGTTGATCTTACCTCATAGACATGATATAGAAATTGTTGGCTCTGGCAAAGAAGCACTTGATGCATCGAGTTATCTTGAGCACTTTAAAGAAAGAGTTGCAGTAGGACTTGGTGTTTCCCCTCATCATCTTGGCATGATGATGAATGGTGGCAATAGATCGGTAACTGATAGATTAGACGTTGCGCTGTACGATAAGGTCAAGCAATATCAAAAACAATTTTCTGATATGATTAGACTTCACATATTTAATGAACTTCTATTCGAAGCTGGTTATGATCCTATAGTTAATCCAGTCGAAGAAACTGTGTCAGACAGATGCTTCTTTAAGTTTAAAGAAATTGATGTTGATACTCAGGTTAAAAAAGAAACACATATCATGCAAAAATATGCTAATTCACTAATTAGCTTAGACGAAGCAAGAGTAGAACTTGGTTTAGATCCAGAAGTTGATGAGGAGAATTTGTTTCCGTCAATACAGGGTAGAGTCCAAATTGATATAGCTCAAGCTCAGGCTAAAATAGCAGCACAAAACACTCCAGCTAAAGCTACTGATGTTAAAAAGGATGGAGACAAACAAGCTTCTGCTCCTAAAGGTCAAAGAAATCTTCCTTCAAATAGAAGAGGAACTGGTAACTCAGTAAGACCAGCAAATCAAAATGGCAGAAATAGTTCCCCAAATATTAGAAGATCTGATATGTCTTGGTTATCAGCAATTGAAAATGCGCTAGAAAAAGACTATAATGTAGTGTATACTAATGAAGATCAAAATCCAATTGAAAATTTAATTAAGGACAAAAACACCAATGAGCTTAATGATTAATTCTGAAATTTCAAAACAATTTCTTCTTGAAGAAGATGCAATTGAAGGCTTTAGAAAAGCTGTAGCAAATAATCAAATAAGACTTGCATTGCAGATTCTTGTTGAAATAGTCGACGCCTTCATGGAAGGTTTTCAGGTTTTAATGGAAGAACCTGAAGAAGAGAAAGTCGCTCCACAAGAAGTGGCACAAAATAAAAAACAAGAAATAGATTTGCCAGCAGAGCCTGAACCTAAAAAAGATGAAAAAGAACCAGCAAAACCAATAGCAAAAAAAGAAACTAAAACAGCTGAATAAAAAATGAAACTTATTATAGGGTGTCCAATCTACAAAAGAGATTGGATTTTATCTCAATGGATTAGGTGTATATTAAAACAATCATTAGATATTTCTAATATTGGTTTTGTTTTTGAAACTGCCCCTGATGATATCGCCACAACCAAAGCGCTTCATGCTTGGAAAAAGCTAGATCCAAGAATTCCTTTGTTTATAATTAATGAAAGAAATGACATTAATCATTATGAACATAAGAATAATGGAAGACAATGGACATTATCTAAATATCATAATATGATTTCTTTAAGAAATTCGGTTCTTGAAACTGTTAGAGAACATCAACCAGATTATTATCTAAGTTTAGATTCAGATATTCTACTAGAAAATCCAAATACAATAGAGCTATTAATAGCACATATAAAAGCCGGAGCTGATGCAGTCTCCCCTCTTATGTACATGACTCCAGTAGGTAAACAATTTCCAAGTGTAATGAGCTGGAAAGATAAAGTTGGCGAAATAGCATACAGAGAAAATTTATACCCACTTGGATCTTTTTTCCAGTCAGATATAATAATGGCCGCAAAAATGATGTCTAAAGATGTTTATAATAATGTAGACTATGTTTTCCATCAGCAGGGAGAAGATTTGGGCTGGTCGGCTAATGCAACTAAGAATAATTTTTCGTTGTTTAGTGCATCCTATATCTATGCACCTCATATTATGTCTCCAGTACACTTAGAAGAGTATAAACGTAATGGCGATAGTAGAAGTTCTGAACTTTTGGAAAACCTACTAAAAGTCTGATATAATCATATAAAATTGTTTAATGTTATAAAAACAAATTACTATACGTATAGTTCTTAAAAATGGAGATATAAATGGCCTTTGATTTTGTTGAAACCTTTAGGGTTCAACTCCCGGATTTTTCTGGTGTAGATTTTAATTTTTCTGAATCAGAAAATTTAAATAAAGGTTTGATAATTGAGGTAGCTGCAATTCACGAACGGATTAACGGCTAATTACAACAATTATTCAGCTCAAGCATTAGAAAACGCCTTACAATCATGGGTTGAGCCATACCCAAAGCCAATCATTCTTAATCATGATTTGAACTCTGAGCCAATTGGCAGAGTTATGGCAGCAAAAATGGATAAAGAAGAAGATGGATCTTCATTTGTTAGGTTGCAGGTTGCTATCACTGATCCTAGCGCAATACAAAAAGTTTTAGATAAAAGATATTTAACTGGTTCAGTTGGCGGTAGAGCCGGCAAAGCGGTATGCTCGATTACCGGAGAAGACTTGGCCGCAGAGTCCCAAGACGGCAGACCAAAACTGGCTAAATTTAAAAGGGGTCAAGTTTATAAAGGCAAACTAGCCTTTGTAGATATGCAAGATATATCCTTTAAGGAATATTCTTTTGTTAATCAACCAGCAGATTCTAAGTCTGGCGTAAGAAAAACAGGCAATAAAGATGTTAAGGTTGAGAATTCATCAAACGACTGGGTAGCAAAGAGTTCGGCTTTTGTTTTAAGTATGAACGAAGAAGAAATCTATTCGGTTGAAGAACATAAATCAATGTTAAAAGGCCTTAAATCTAAAGAATCAAAACCTCTTTACATGCATTTAAAAGGTGCTTTTTTAACAGCTTATGCCATTCAGGAAAGCGAAGATTACAAATATACCAATGATTCATTACTATATGTTGAGAATCATAAGAAAGATATTCTTGAGGAGAAATTAAACATGAATGATGAAGTCAAGAATGAAGATATATTGGCTACGGTTGAAGAGCTTAGCCAAGATCTATCTCAAGCAACTTCTCCATCCTCGTCAGAGGAAACTACGGATGCAGCGCAAAACAAAGAGCAAGCTGCAACAGAAGAAGAAGTACTTGCTAAAGATGAGTCCAATGAATCAAAAGAAAATGATGGCTCAGATTTAATAGTAGCATTGGATAATGCACTAAAAATTGCTAAAGAAAACAAAGATGAATCTTTGGTTGATATTCTTTCTGCAAAAATTAAAGATTTAGAAAACGTAAAAGCATCAGTAATTGATACAACTTCAAATGAAACTGAAGAAGTAGCAAAAGAAGATGCTAAAGGATCTGAAGAGGTTTTAGATTCAAAAGAAGAACAGGTTGATACTGTTGATTCTTCTGAGACTACTACTTCTAAAGAAAATGAGAAGACTGAAGAGTCAAAGACAGACCTCACTGGCACAATAAAAGCCGATGAGCAAGCCTCTGAGCAAGATGTCGATGACAAAACAAAGAAGCTTCAGTCCCTCGAAGAAGAAAATCAGAAACTCAAGAATGCATTGCATAGAACTCTTGTTGAAAGAGTTGTAGACGCAAAAATTGCAAACGGAATAGAGTCGTATGAAGCAAGAGAAGAACTAATAGCTGATCATTCAAACAGAACAGCCTCTTCTTTAGCTGATTCTTTAAGAGATTTGGCAAGCATGCCTGTTACAAAAACAAAGCGTGTTAATATGCCAGAAATCAATTCTGAAATTGCTGTTGAAAATGAACAAAATGTTATATTTTCAGATAAGCAAGAAGAAGAAATTGAAGAAGTAAAGACCAATGCTGTTGAACAACTTTTCGTAGATGCCTTCATGGGTCGTCGTAAACTCTAATCACAACTTTAAGGAGATATTAAATGTCATTAGCTAAATTTCGTAAAGTTGGCACCAAAACAGGTGCTGGTCGTTTTGTAGTCTCTCCTGGTATTGCACCAGCAGCCTACTTGCTTCCATCAGCAGGATTGCCAACATGGTATTTAGATTCAGAAGATGATCGTTTTGAAATTGTAATCACTAAGGGTACAATTCTTTCGGTCGTCGCAGATGGTAACGGTGATGCAAGAATCGTTCCTGCAAACGGAACATCTTCTGCAGTAACTTGGGGCGATACAGTCGCAGGTTGGGATCCACTAGATGGTGCAACACCATCGTACAGCTCGGGCGCTACTGACACTGTTCAAGTAGAGCTTAGATCAATTCCAATTGGCTGTGCTCAGTATGACCTCTACCGTCCGTTTGATAAGGGCACTTCGCAAGGTGCTGGATTCATTACTCACGGATACGTTGAGTACCCAATGGTCAGCCTCGTCAATGACGATGTAACTGTTGGTTCGTTAATTAAGGCAGACCATATGGGCCGCCCAGTAGCTCTCTCAAAGAGCGATGCTGGCAGCTACCCATGGTTGCAAGTAGGTAAGGTAGTTGAGGTTGAGAAGTTTGCTACAAACTTTGATGACGGCCTTCTCTCCTACATGCAGTTGCCATCAGATCCAGGTGCCCTGAAAACTGTATACGAGCTTACACGCTCGGGTTCATTCTCAGGTAAATTGGGTATACGTTCTAATTTGGACGTAAATAATGTGATTGGCGCATTCCGTGTCAATCTAACACTTTAGAAATTAAACAGGAGGAATATTCCTAAGATGAGTAAGACAATCCAAGAGCTCCTCTCGGGTCTCCCAGCTTGGGAGAACGCTTTAACCGAGGACGGGCATATAGACGAAAATAATAGAGTAACTATTAAGGAAGCATTCGCATCACCCGATGCAGCAATACTTTTCCCAAAGGTTATTTCACGTACACTTAAAGAGGCAGCAGAGCCACAACTTCTTGTGACTCCACTTCTCTCGACAGTACGCCTAGGTAAGGGCCGTTCACTCGAGTTCCCAGCAGTCAATGCTATTCAAGCAGCAGAGATTCCTGAGGGCCAAGAGTACCCAGAGCAAGCGCTCGCCTTTGCAAAGCAGATTGAAGGCAAAGTATCCAAGAAGGGCGTCAAGCTCTCCTTTACAGAAGAAGTCATTTCAGACTCACTCTGGGATATTGTAGGTCTTCACGTCCGCGCTGCAGGTAGAGCAATGGCTCGTTTGAAGGAGCAGATTGCTCTGTCGCGTTTCAAAGACGCTGCAACGATTGTGTTTGATAATGATAGCGGTAGCTATGATGACACAACTGGTCGCGGTATCGATGGTGCGGCAAACCTCACTCTTCACTGGGATGATGTTGTAGACATGGCTGCAGTTTTGATGGCTGAAAATCATGTTCCAACAGACTTTATCCTCCACCCACTTATGTGGTCGGTATTCCTCAAGGATGCCATCTTCCACACAGGTGGCTCTGCAGCAGCAGTAAACACAAGTTGGGGTTACCGTCCAGACTCAAAAGAAGGTGCTTTAAACAACACCGCTCCTATGGGTTTGAATGTGATCGTATCACCATTCGTGAGCTTCACTGGAAAGTCAGGTGCAACACCTGCTAAGTCGGACATTTTCTTGATCGACCGCAATGAAGTTGGTTCACTCCTTGTCAAGGATGACATGACCACAGATCAGTTTGCTGATCCAAGTCGTGACATTCGTCAGATGAAGATGAAAGAGCGTTACGACATCGTGATGCTTGGTGATGGTGAAGGAATTACAGTGGCCAAGAATGTTAAACTGACTCGTAACTACGAAGTCAGTGTCACAAATCAGGTTACACTCTAATATAATCCTTAGGGTTAGTTATAGTTACGAATCCCTAGAAAGTGGGGGGTGTGAGAGAAATCTCCACCCCCTATTTTCGTATTTGCGATAAACCACTTACTATTATAGTTAATTTATCTTTTTGGAGAATTAAGTGGCCTTATATTTAGTTGACCAAGCTTCAGTCGGGTGTTATTTAGTATCTATCAAATTTGGTAGAACTGTAAAAATATCTTCATTAAAAAATGAAAATTTTGGATTAGTTGTAGCTGGAGCAACGCCAACTCAGGTATCAGCTCCATTTGAAGCTATTAATACAATAAAAGATTATAATCAAATCTCAAGAGTTTTAACTCTTTATTGGAAAACAACAGAGTTAGTTGAAAATACAGAATACTGTATAATAGTAGAAAATTTAGTAGATGCTTCTGGAAACATAGTTTCTACAGAAGAAATTGAATTTACTTGGTCTGGCTGTGGTGCTACACCAAATACAACAGAGATTACTGATCCAGGTTTAGTTCCTGTCTTAATACAGGATAAGTCAATAAAAACAGATATAGATGTAAGTTATCAGATACTTGCAAAAAATCCTTTATTTTATATAGTAGAAACCGATCCAGCAGATGGAGAATTCTACTTATATAATGATTACAATAACGGAAGAGTTATAATTACATTCAGTGATAGGCCGGCCTCTAACTTTTTAAATAATAAATATTTTACATGTCAAAGAAAATTAGTACAAAGAGCTCCATCTAGATGGGAAAAAGTAACAGCACAAATTAGTATGCACTCTTGGAAATCTGAAGTCTATGTAGATTTTCCTTCACTAAATGATGCAACCCCTTCTTATTCTACGGAAGGTAAAAATTATTTTGAAAAAGGTTACAAATATAGAATTAAAATATCAAAAGATGTAGGTATTTAATTATGGCTAATTTTATTTATAAAAAAGCTAAAGAAGCTCTTTTAAATGGAGATATAGCTGTTGATACAAATGATTTAAAAATACTTTTTATAAATACAGCAACTTATACGGCAAATCAAAATACTGATGAGTTTGTGTCCAATATTTCTTCATCTGCAATTAAGCAAAGATCATCAGTTTTAACGAATAAAACAACAACAAATGGTATTCTCGATGCAGACGACGTATCTACATCTGCATATTCTGGAAGTTCTTTTGATGCAATAGTTTTATATCAAGTGGGATCTTCTGATTCAAATTCAAGATTGATATTCTATATAGACACTTCGGATGGTCTACCCTTTGACGGTAGTAATAGTCCGTTAGCTGTTACTATAAATTGGAGTAATGATAGTAATAAAATACTATCAATATAGGAGAAGAAATGGCCATTCAATATCCATCGGCATTAGACAATTTAATAAATCCATCAGCCAGTGATACGCTCAATTCTAATACTGTACCTCATCATCAACAGCACTCAGATCTCAATGATGCCGTTGAGGCAATACAGACCGTTGTGGGTATCAACCCAGCGGGGTCATATTTAACGGTAAAAGATAGAATAGTTGCCGTAGAATCAAATGTTTCAATTCAATCGGTTTTAAATGGTCTTACAGATGTTACTATAAATTCAGTATCTACTGGTCAGGTTTTACGCTACAACGGTTCGGCCTGGGTCAACTACGCCGAATCTAATCTTGTTGATGGAGGAAATTTTTAAATGGCTAATACTCTAAGAATTAAAAGAAGGTCTTCATCTGCTGCACCTGGAGTTGATGGTTTAACTCTACAGAACGCAGAATTGGCTTTCAATGAAGCTGATGACACACTTTATTATGGTAAGGGCACCGGTGGAGCTGGCGGCACCGCTACCAGTATTATAGCGATTGCAGGCTATGGAGCCTACATTACAATCGGGACAGAACAAACTATAACTGGGAATAAAACATTCAGTGGAACAATAGCTATTCCAACACCAACCGCAAACGCACACGCAACAACAAAACTTTATGTTGATGATCTAATCGCAAATATTAATTCAAATATTTCAAACGTAGCAACTTCGTTTACTGTAGCTGGTGATTCTGGTTCTAGCCAAACAATAACATCAGGAATAGATACTCTTAGCATTTTGGGTGGCGTAGGATTAAGTTCAGCTACAACCTCAGATACAGTAACAGTTAATCTTGATAATACATCTGTAACATCAGGATCTTACGGGGCTGCTGGAACAGTAGGAACATTTACAGTCGATGCGCAGGGTCGATTGACAGCAGCAGGAAATACTACCATTTCTATTACTGGATCACAAATTAGTGATTTGGCAACCGCAGCAGTAACCTCACTTACTGGTACTGCAAACGAGGTTGAAGTATCTGCGGCAAGTGGTTCGATTACAATTGGTTTACCAAACGATGTAACAATTGGCAATAACCTAACCGTAACTGGTGATTTAATTGTAAATGGAAATACTACAACTTTAAATACAGCAACTCTTGTCGTAGAAGATAAAAATATTGTACTCGCCAATGCAGCGTCGCCTACAGACACGACTGCTGATGGAGCTGGTATAACAATACTTGGTGCAACAAACAAAACACTTAACTGGGTTGATGCAACAGATGCATGGACATCTTCTGAACATCTTAATCTTTTAGCTGGAAAAGAATTTAAAATTGGTGGAACATTAGTATTAAGTAATACAACACTTGGTTCTACAATAGTTAATTCTAGTTTGACATCAGTTGGAACAATAGTTACAGGTGTTTGGAACGGCACAACTATAGCAATAGCTAACGGCGGCACTGGCGCTACAGACGCAGCAAATGCAAGAATTAATCTTGGCTTAGGAACAATTTCGGTTCAAAACGCCAATAATGTTAGCATAACTGGTGGATCCATCGACGGGATAACATTTGATGGTGGAACCTTCTAAGAATTAAAAGACAGCGAAGGTTTTAGATGACAACTCCTAATATTCTACAGGGTCAAATAGCAATAGATCCAAATAATGGAATATTGTTTTATAAAAATAATTCAAATACATTAGTAAATACAACATTACATTGGTCTCAGTATAACGGTACAACAACGTCAACTTCAGATGATGTTAGACTAGAGGCCAATCTAACAATAGATGGAAATTTAATAGTTAACGGTTCTCAAACCGCTGTTGAATCAACAACTGTTTATGTTAAAGATCCTGTATTTACACTTGGTGGCAATACAAATCCAACCTCTGATGATAACAAAGACAGAGGAATAGAATTTAGATGGCATAACGGCTCCGCAGCAAAATTAGGATTTTTTGGTTTTGATGATTCAACTGGAAAATTTACTTTTATCCCTGATGCCACAAACACTAGCGAAGTTTACTCTGGCACATCTGGTGAATTACAAGCAAAAGTTGATTGGTCAAATATAATCAACAAAGACACATTTGTTAATTCATTAACGGGAACAGCAAATGAAATAGAAGTAAGTTCAAATACAGGAAATGTTACATTAAGCCTTCCGTCAACAATTAATGCGAATATAACCGGAACCGCCGCAGCACTGACAAATGCTAGAACAATTTCTCTTTCTGGAGATGTAACTGGATCTGTTTCTTTTGACGGTTCTAGCAATGTGGATATATCGACTACAATAGCGATAAATTCATTAGTGCTTGGCACAGATACTACTGGTGATTACGTCCAATCTCTTGTTGCTGGCACTGGAATCACACTAACAAATAATTCTGGAGAAAGTGCAACACCAACTGTTGCCGTAACAACAAATACTTTCGACGCCTATGGCGCAGCAGCAACAGCAGCAACTAATGCTGCTACGGCACTCACTAACCACGAAGCAGATACGACAAATATCCATGGGATTGCCGATACTTCAATTCTTGTTACGACAACAGGGACGCAAACACTTACAAATAAAATAATTACTTCACCTGTTGGTATAGTAAAAGGTGATGTTGGTTTAGGAAATGTTGATAATACATCCGATGCAAATAAACCAGTATCCACAGCAGGTCAAACTGCTTTAGACCTCAAGGCAAACCTTGCTTCGCCTACTTTCACAGGCAATGTGGGTATGTCAGTTCTATACGTAGATGGTATTGAAATTGATCCAACTGGAGCA